TCTCTATCGAGGGAAGTAAAAGGGTTCCAAATTCTGTATCAATCCTTTGAGGTGTACTTAAGGCCTTCGCCTGATGGTAAATCTCCCAGGCAAGCCTATTCTCGGGAAGAATCTCAAACTTATATCCGGAACCAGTCAGCATTTGCATTACTTTGCAGGTACCCGTTTCACATGGATGTCTTTTACCCTCCCTGATGTATTCTTCGTGGTCGGCACATCTGAAGTCTGTGGAGAATCCGTATCTATAGATAAGCTTGAAGGCGAGAAAAAATTTTTCATTTCACGCTCCCACCTCTCCTTGATCTCGAGAGATTTTTTCATGGAAACTTCGTAATATTTCGTAGCTTCATCTACCACAAATGCCAAGAGTTTAGCTATGATCTCACCGGGTACAGCAGAAAAAACTTCTGGAATTTCCTCTTCTGTGAGATTTTCGGCCTCGACCACATCGCCCTCAATCCTTTCGAGATACTCGAGAAGCAGCTCTTTTGCGATTGCCTCATCATCTGATTCTTTTTCCAGTACTTTTTTCAAGAAGTTGTGAGGGAAAGGGCGGAAGGTGAAGACGTAAAGATTCCCTTCCGAATCACGAAACTCAATTCTTTTTCTCTTGAAGTTTTCCTTTATTCTCACCGGCATTCTTTTCCTCCATTTCTCCCTTGACGGTAACCAAGACAAGAGATTTGGTCAGGGGCTCTATGGAAACATCCCAATCCTTTTTAACTTCCACTAACCCCTTGGGTGTATACCGTAAATACACGGGCTTTTGGGTCTCGGTAACTGTATAAGTCGCCTGCTTTTTACCATCTGAAAGGATGATCTTGTCCCCCTCAACCCTGAATCTAATTCCTTCTTTCTTCTTAACTACTCTAAAAGCTATATTCATGACACCCTCCTTATTATGTCCATAAGGTTGCTCTATCGTTTACTATTGTGACTGTGACATTGTTGTAGCTCATGTCAGGGTTGGTATTGTAAAATCCTTCTGCTTCAATGCTTATACCTATCAGCCCTTCATCGTCAATGTTTTCTTTCACGCTTCTGATCTTGAGCCCGGGTATCTCTATCTTGAGACTATAGTTTCCATTTGAGAACGTAAGATCTGACTGCATGAAAGTTCCGCTCTTGAGTTTACTCAGAAGAGTTTCATCAGCAGGGTTAGGAATCTCAAAACTCAATGTAACTTTTCTTCTTCCACTCATTTTCGGTTCGTCAATATAATCTCCCGATGCATTTGTCTGGAGGTCATCTTCCATGGGATTTTCGAGTGAGAACTCAAAAGAAGCTATTCCAAGTTCATCACCTGCACCAAGAGCGGTACCTGTATCTCCTATTCTGAAAACCAGATCCGAAAATTTTATATTAGGAGCAGTCCCCATCGCCGGAAATGTTTCACTCCCGCTTATAGAAATATCTTTCCCCACTATGTCGCATGCCAGCACAACAGGACTGGCAGCGGAACCGGAAAGCGTGATTTTTTTGATTTTTACGCCCGTAACCACCCAGATAGATCTTTTGAGAATCGCCAGGGAAAGACTCTTGCTGATTTCTGTTCCTGCTTCTATGACATGCGTATACGGCCCTGTTCCTGTAGTTGCGATAGATCCACCAAGAGCAGCAGCCCAGAGTCTATCTGTATTTTGATAATTAGCTCTAACCGAAAAAGTGCCAACCCCTCTCTTACGCCCTATATCTGGCGGAAGAAGATCCGCAAGCCCTATGAGATGATCATTCTCGATAAATTTGATATCATCCCCTATGCTTTCATTGATTAGAAAGAGGAGATCGTCAAAAGAACTCGCTTTTGTTCCCCAGGAGCTTTCAATTCCCAGGGCCATCTTTGCTTGATATCCGGTATTTGCCATTTTATATTCCCTCCTTCGTTTCTATTGTAAAAATTGCCCTTCTACACATAACTCCTCCCCAGTCAAAGAAATCCACTTCTACATTTACCGGGGAGGTATCCAAAACCAACCCATTCAGGGTCGGATTATTTTCTATGCTTGAAATTATGCTGTCTAGAATGTTCTGAAATTCGGCTTCTTTTCCATCCTGATAAGCTTCAAGATAATGTACTTCAAAAGTCTCTGCCTCTTCATAGTAGAGATTAGACCACCTTTCAGCCCTTAAACGAATCCTCCGTATGAAACTTACTTTGAGACGGTTACCTGGACAGAAAAGAGAGAGATCAGAGATATTTTCATATAGGTCCTTTTCTATGCATTTAGCCCCGGTAACAGTCTCAAATATAGACTTTATTGCATCCCTTATGCTTGCGTAATTACTGTATCCCATTACATTCTCCTCACAAGACTCATTATTGTTGGTCCTATCTGATGGGCTCTTCTCTCGTAAACTCTTTTAACAAACTCCTGAGCTTGAGTTCCTCTTCTCCTGATTGTTTGTGCAATAGCCCAGGCTATCCTTTGAGACTGTGGCCTTGATTTTCCCAGCTTCCTTCTAACCCATAGCTCTATCGGTGCTACAGGTGGCATGTGTGGCCTGCTTCCTCTCTCCACAGGCTCAGCATACTTTACCATTACTCCGACTTTTGCTCTTACGCCTCGACTTTTCGTAACATGAAAACCTACAGAACGGTATAACGCCTTTGTTGCTCCTTTCGGGGCTTCTTGCATTATCTCTCCTTGAAGTTTGGAGCACACGATATTTGTCGCAAGGGCAACCCTATCCCAGAAATTTCTCCCAAATCTGTCGGGATCAAAACCTATTCTTATGCTTATATCATGTCTCATTTGTCCAGATCAGTTAGCTCTCTGAAAGTATCGTATCTATCAAAGCTTCTCACTCCAGAAGCAGCTTTTCTGGGTTTGTCCTTTTTCCCCATATGGCTGAGATAAAGATTTTCGTATTTCTCCTGGAGCTTTAGATACTTCTCCACTTTGCTTTCCATTTGTATCACTTCAGTTCCGAGATTGTCATCTTTAGTCTGAGCAAAATGAGAGGCTATCATGCCATAGAGTTCTGCCACCATCAGGTGAAGTACTGCTGTCTCATCTCCAGAATACACAGAATTGGCATAAAGATGTTTTGTATCATCTAGATCCACGGTATAGGTGTATTCGTGCTTAGTGGTGTACTCGACCCACATCTGCTCGGCAGATGCTGGGGTAAAACTCAAGTAAAGTTTTAATACTGTTGGAGTCCTTCTTATTGTCCAATCTTCTGGATCCAGTAGGTACTCAATTTCATCATCAACCGGATATACAATTTTTAAAATCACGGAAAACAGATCTAAAAAATCAGATGGCAAATCAAATACTGACGTGGAACCATCCCCATCATAACTTTGTACTTTTACGTAGGGCTTATCTTTTGAATATCTATCTAGGGCTACTGATAAAGCAAGTTTGTAATCATCCGGCTCAGTAAGAAATTGCACGTTTTCTTTGAGGAGTTTCTTGGCTTCGGTCAAAAAATCCATGTCATGGTGAAGAGGAGCCAGGAGGGATTGAACCTCCCGGACTCCTCATTGCCTTCAGCTCATTATGTAACAACATTCTTGTAGAAGGGCCTGTAATCAAGTATCACGTAGCCCCAGATGTGTCTGATCTTGTATTCTACCTTGTCAGCTGTGAAGTACTTTCCGGCTGCAGGATTGTCAGCAACGAAGAGTTCGGGTTCCTGTTTACCGCCGAGGAATCCAACTTCGATTGTATCAGCCATCTTAGGATCTGCCACAACTACCCAGTCGTTTGCATCTGTCCAGTAATCCACTATGATGGGTTCCACACCCTTGTGGATATTGGGAACTGTAGCGTTCTGGTTGGAGTTCACTTCATATTCACTTCTCGCCAGCATGAAAGCGGTCTTTTCGAGGTCTGGAGGCACTATGAGGAATCTTGGTATCAGACCAAGCTTGATTCCGGAAGAGAGCTGAGCTTGCTGTCTCATTGCCTTTCTTACTGCAGAAAGCGCGTCAGACGAAAGGGCAGAACTTCCAAGGTTGCTATGATTTGCAGAATCGAAGAGAGCGTTACCGTCGTAGATGGTGGGGTTATCCACAAAGATATCAAAGATAGCCTTGTAGAGGGTATATGCAGCAGCTCTTCCTAGTTTGGTGGGTATATTTCTGATTGCTTTTACGTCATCGTTGAGGATGGCCTCATATGTGAGAGCTTCCAGCCCACCATACTTGGAAGGGCTGTAGGTAGCCTTCTCTTCGCCCGGAGTGGTGAGGTACTGATAGTCTGCACCTTCATTCACAGTTGGAAGCTCACCATATCCACCTATTCTCACCCTGCTTTGCTGTTTCATGTCAGAAAGAGGAACGATGTCAGAGACAAACTTTTTCCATTCCTGAAGGAAAGGCATGTTATATTCTTTGAGGAGCTTCTTGTACATCGCATTTGCCAGTATGTTGGCAAAGGTTGTCGTAGTGATAGCTTCCTGGAGTTTCTCACCCTGAGGAATGAAGTATGCTTCCCTGAGGATCTCCCTGGCTATCTCATGAGGAAGACCTCTCTTGCCGGTTATGACACTATAGGCTTCTCTTAGGGATACGAACGGAGCCACTCCATCCACTGGCTCTCCATCAAAGAAGCCCTCCATGGCCTTTATCCATTTTTCTTTTTCGTCCTTTGTTATTTCCACGTTACCTCCTCCTGCGCTGAGAGGAATCCTTCCTCCGGTTATTTCTTTCAGGTATTCTTTTTCGAACTCTATAGCCTCTTTGATTTTTGCCTCGTCTACTATTTGGTCCCTGAACTGTTTTCTGATTTTTTCTTTGGCCTTTTCGGGGAGATCCGATTCACCTAACATTTTTTCGAGCTTCATTTCGGAGAGGAGCTTCTGGTATGATTCTTTCATCTTTTCGATTTCTTTCAGAGCTTCCTTTACTTCAGTATCTTCGGTCTTCTTTTCTGTATTTGTTTCTTTATTTTTGGTCTCGGCTTCTTTTCTATTCAGAGCTGCCTCAAGCATCTTGAGGAGCTCCTCATCAGAGACATCTTCTTTTATTTCTGTGACTCCGAGACCTTTAAGTAGTGCTATGATTTTTTCTCTCCACATCTCATCTGCCTCCTTCATGTTTATATATTTCCCGCCACCAGCGGCGGGCCTTACCACCACATCCACGGAGTCTATGTATGAGATAGACTCCGCATATTTAACCCTTTGTCCATTTATTACCTTTTCGGTGGCCTTACCTATACCATCATGAGAGAAACCAAGAATTTTTGACGGGTCTTTGATCTTACCAGTTTTATAGTCTTCCCAGAGACTGAGTAATGTTTTTCTCAGCCAATCTGCACTTTCTGCTATTCTGAAAATAGCTACTATTCCCTCGACTATCCTTCCATCGGCTGCTTTAACTTGTCTGTATTCAGGGTTGTATAGCCAACCGACAAGATCCCGGGGCCCTTTCTTGCTAAAGTCTTTTTGATGATCTGCCTGAGAGAAGGCAAAAACTTTTACTCCATCGTATAGAGGAACAGCTTCCTTTAGAACTTCTGGGGAATAGTATACTCCGTTCTTAGAGAGCCCTGCTTCTATCACAAGAACTTCCCACTCCCAGCCTTTTTCTTCTTTGGCTTCAAGGAGTCTCGCTTCGTCATTTTCGACGTGGAAGGATTCACCCATTTTCTCTCTTTTCTTCTGTAAATAATCAAGAAGTTCACTGGCAAGCTTATACACTTCTGGATGTCCGTTCTGCGCAGCTCTTACCTTTGCAGCTACAACGCCTCGATAGAAGAGGGTAACCTTACCATCTTTCAGTTTAGCTACAGGAAAATGCCAGGCTCCTTTATTCTTTTCATCCTGAGATGGATCCACGGCAAGGTGAACTTTTGTGAAAGTCTCCCAGCTCTTTTCAGCAAGTTTATTACCATCATCAGCTGTGAAAGACCAAGAAGAGGTCCAATCCACTGGCAGCCTTTTTAGATAGTCGAGGTGAGATCTGAGTGCTTTATAGGCTCCCATAGTCTCTCACCTCACTTTTGCTCTTTTTTAGGTGGATAGACATACCTCTTCTTTTTTGTGTCTATTACCACTTTGTCCTCGAAGACATAGAAGGCTCTTATGGGTTCTTTCTCCGTGTCAATTTTAAGAGCCCCTATCGCCTCCTGGACTCTTTTGGGATATTTGAGCTTTTTCTCTGGCCTCATGATTCTTTACCTCCTTTTAGCTACCTACCCACTGGATTTCAGGCATGGGGACAATCCCACAGCCACAATTAACTACTTCCGAGGCAGGGAGCCCCGGATCATGCGGTCCCCAAGCCTTATGACCACCCACAACAAAATAATCTTTGTAATCCACCTTCTTTCCATCTAAGGCTAAATGGCCTGGCCTGGGATTTTTACCAACATGTGAATGAACCCACATTTTCTTGAGTTGTAATCCTGTTTGCTCCATGGCCTGGCCAAGCTTTTCGATCTGGATTCTCTGTGCAGTGTTATACACCCTCGCAATTTCTGTCCTTGCTATGGCTTCAGCCCGGGTTTCAACTGCTCCAAAAGTCAAAGGCTGATCTACAACCTGATCTTTTACGAGCTTGATCAATTGGTATGGATCCATCTGACCGAGACAGGTCTGGGAAATATACAAATTCAGCCTCTTCCTTAGTTCTGAGGTCAATCCTTTAACAAGGTCAGCACTGTAATCTGCACTAACTCCCAGAACTTCCAAAGTGAGTACCGGGAAAGATACATTAAGGTTAAAATGTTCAACCATGTATCTCAGAACTTCTTCAACACTATTGAATCCACCTTCAAGGCCCTGCTGCAACTCATTGCTGAGGACTCTCTCAAGCTCCGCCAGGATATTATCCAATTCCTGTTTGTACTGCTGGTAGTAGTACGCATTCCATCCCTGGGCATTTGTAATCATTTGCACAACTCTTTCCCTTGCATCTTCTAAG